CAATGCCCTTGTCAGCGAACGAGATCTCGGCACGCCTAGGCTGCGGCGTTCCAACTCGATCGACTGATCCATCCTGATTGGTGACCGCCTCGTTCGATTGGCCTGCTGTGTTTAGGTTGAGAGTGCCGCGGAGCGGGAACATCTCACCCGTGGAGAGACGCAAGCTGATGCGTCCGCCGAAATTCTGACCCATGGGGAATGCCTCCTAGTAGGGTGTTGATGATGCTGCGAGGGTGGGAAAGGCGTCAGAGAGACGCCGTCGCTGCGGAGGTTAAGAACTGGCTGTAGATGTTGGCGAGACCAGCGAAGATATCGAGCGAATTGACGCGATCCATCGGCAGCTGCGCATTGATCCGGTTCGGGTTGTCCTGATCGATCGACACGACGATGTAAGGCAGTACCGAGGCGGCGTTTTTCAGAACGCCAGGCATTGATTGATAGGTGTGGAACAGCGTCGCCTTGATATCCTTGGGCGTCGATATCGCGTCAAGGTTCGACGGATTGTCCTGCGCCAGAGCCTTATTGGAGTGCTCGTATGCAAGATCCGCGCGGAATTTCTTGAGAGCATAGGTGACCTGGTAGACCGCCTGAATGTCCCGGAACGTTGTGTCCGGCGCTCCGTTGGTGGTCTGCTGGTGGGTGATGATCTTGTCGATCGTCACGTCGCCGTTGCGATTGACCGACCAGGTCGACACACCGCTCTTCAGCATGGCGTCACGCGTGGCGTAGTCCATCCAGTAGGTGCGATCACGGGGCGCCAGAACATCGACCACGACAAGGCCCGTCTGGTTGCGCGACACGTCGCCGTTGGCACCGCCACCAAGCCAGGGCGCGATGCGAGCGACGAATGCCGCAACCCACTGATAGTCTGGCGTACCATTCCCACCACCGGTCAGCTGCGGCACCATGGTGAGGTGCCACGTGTCGCGGGCAAGCGCAAATGTCGCCAGGTTCGAAGACGTGTCCGTTTTCGGATAGAAGGCGCCGCCATAGAGCTGCTGCGCATAGGACCAACGCCCCGAAACGGTCCCGAGGAAGGTATCGAGCAGACCGAGATTCGTCGTGTCGCCGAAGGCCGAAACGATGATCTCAAAGGGATCGTCGTTCATTGCGGCAAGGACATTCGCGAGCGATGGCGCACCAGCACCGGGCGTGGAGGTCGCAAACGTGAAGAGACCGCTGAAGGCGTTGGCACTGTCGAGTACCGGCACGAAGACGTCCAGCCCGGTCGCGTAGGTGCCCTTGTGCCGCGCCGTGAGCGTGACGACGTTGGTGGCGACCGAAGCCGTAAAGGGCAGAGAGCGCCCGGTGATACGATTGTAGTAGGCATTGATGGCGGCAGACAGCGAGGCCGCGACGGCGTTCGCATTCGCGCCGGCCGGGATCTCGATCGAGACGGATTCGCCAGCAATCTGCAACACACCATGACCGCCGGCTGCGGGAACGGCACCCACCGTGATCGTTCTGATCTCCGCCGTGCCGGCATCGGCAACCCGGCCGATCCAGATTTCCTGTGCAGGCGCATTGCGACGTGCGGCAATGAACATCGATTCCAGCATGGAGCCGGCGCCAGCGAGGCGACGCGCGTCTTCCTTGGTGTTGCAGAGAGCAATGCTATCCGCAGCAAGCGCGCCGGCGGCAAGGCCGTGACCGAGCAGAATCAGCCGTGTCTCGGCTTCGAAGTTGCCGCCGCTCTGCACATCAAAGGTGAAGAGGGGCGCCGTCAGGTTGGCAGGAATATTGGATGCCATTTATTTCGAGCCTCCGGTTTCGCCGGCCGGGTCCTTCGGCGCGGTTTTGGTTTTGACTTTGACGAGATCGCCATCTCTTACGAGCCGCGCTTCGTAAGGACTGGCGAAATTCACGGGATGCCCATCGGCCGGCCAGTCACCCTGTCGGCCAGGCATGGGAATGCGTAAGCCCGCGTCGCGAGGCTTATAGAGAGTGGTCATCAGGCCCTCCGATGATCAGGGAAAATCGACTTGTGCGCCGGGCTGGTTCGGCCCTGCTTCAATCGTGATGCGGTCCAGAGACGGCAGGACGTCCGGCGAAAAATGAGTAACAAGGGCGGCGAGCTTCGCCTTGGCGTAGGACTGAGGCGGTAGCGCCGCATAAATGCTGGCTATCGGTTCCGGTAGGCCGTCTACTTCGAAATCATCGTCACGGATTTCGCAGTGGAAGCGCATCGTGATGCGCTGCCAGCGCACCCCGACGTTCGGGACGGCAAACGTCTGATATTCGATATTCACGATACGACGGACAATGCGACGCCACAGGAAACCTGCCTGACTGCGTTCAAGTAAAAATCGCACCTGCGAGCAAAGGGCCGCCAGTACCAGGCGCGCTTCCGGGCTCGTCGTTGCCAGCGCATCGGCAAATTCCCCGACCTCATCGTGGGCGACGACTGCCAGTTCGGCAATGACGTCTAACACCGCATCGGCAGTGATATCGTCGGCAGATGAGAGAGGCCCCCGCAACGCTACGCCGGCCTCCGATGTATGAAGGACGAGGATCGGCGTGAACGGCTTGCTGCGATCGATGTCTTCAATCGCGATGTCGCGACTATCAAGGACATTCAGTCCGGCGAGCGTCGGGAAGCCGCCGCCGGCCTCTACTGCCGCCGTTGGTCGCAACACCTCGATCGCGGCAAGTCTCAGTGCCTCTGCAGCCAGCATGTCACACCTCCGGCAAGCTCTGATCGGTCGCCAGGATCGCGAGCACTGTGCCCAGGCCGTCCGGATCGAACTGCGAAATAGAGAAGATTGCGCCATCCTCCTCGCGCCGGAGGAAGTAGCCTGTCTTAAGCGGCTTGCCATCCACAAGGCGAATGGACGCCTGTATCTGCAAGCTGCGATTTGCGAGCCGGCCCATGCCGCTCAATGGCTGCGCCTTGGCGTCATTCTCGATCAGCGTGTTCTCGAAGAAGCAGGCCGATGTGAGATAAGGTGGCTCGGAAGCGGAGAGCCGGCGAGAAGCGTTCGGATCTTTTGCAGCGGTCGGGAAAACCGTCACATCCTTGCCGTGAACGCGTTCGACCGTGGAGCGGCTGACCTTCGCCAGCCGCTCGAAGGGGTTGACCATCGGCTTAAACCGTGGTTGCGCCAAGTTTGATCTTGACGGTCGCCGACGGGTTTGCTGCATCCGCAACAGCGATGCCGACAAGGGTATTGCCAGCAGACGTTTTGTTAACGTTCTTGGCGGCAGCGTCCCAGTACACCTTGTCGCCGGTGGCGATGGCGAGGGCGGAAACTTTCGCCATTTCGAAGACGCCTTCGGTGGAGAGTGCTACCTGCTCGCCTTGCGCCACCGTCGCTGCGGCAACGCCGATCAATGAACCGATGACAGCGATATTGCCCGATATAACGCCACCGGCGGGCGCGGCGACGTCGATCGACTTCCCCGGCTGAACGAAATTCTTCATGTCTGAATCCTCTTGATTTCAGGTATGCCCTATGGGGCGATGAAGGAGGGGAGCCCGGCTTAGTTGCCGGGGTCCTTGTAACCGCCACGGAAGTCGATCGCACCGACGCCGAAGTCGTGCTCGACTGTCATCGCGAGACCCTGCGTACCGAACGGCTCGTCGAAGCGGATGCGGGGCGCACCATAGCCATCGAGGAGACCCCACTGATAGACGGCCGCCTCGTCGGGGCTCGCAAACAGATACCAGCCATTTCCCGTGAGTTCCGCAGCAACAACCGGCTCCAGCGTGCCAACATGTGGGTTGACCTTGATGGAGTCGTTTGCCGTGATCGGAGCAAGGTACTGGAGGGCTTCGGTCTCCTTGTCCGGCGACACGAGAAGAATGGAAGGCTGAACATTCATGGTCGCGCCGTCGAGGTTCTTCTGCTTGCGCATTGCCGCCTTGCCTGCGCCGATGCTCGCGACACTGATCGCGGCGCCCGCTGCAGCCAGGTTGTTATGGCTGGCGTGGAACACGACCTGACCGTCAGACAGTTTCGTGTTCGCCGACAGCATCATCGCGTAGAAGGTGATTTCCTCGAAGCGTGCCACCGTCCTGCCGTAACCGCCAAGCACCTCGCCAATGGCATTCAATCGGTCGTTCACCATCATCTGACGGCTGACTCGAATGCCCTTGGCATACGGCGCGACGGCGATCTGCTCCTTGCTCTCGCCGAATGTGCCGAACTTGATCTCGCCCGACTCCGTCATCTTTTCGAGCATCGGGAATTCCCCGATGTTAACAGCATAGTGGGGACGGAAGTCAGCAAAGTCGCGGCGGCGAGCGATGCGGCGATAGGTCGGCTGGGCGAGTGCGTAGCGACGCTCCAGGAGAGTGTTGATCGCGTTGGAGAAGATTGCGGGGAAGTCGCTGGTGCTATGGAAGGCACGAACCAGCATTTCCTCACGTTCGCGAACCGTGCGGATCGCGCCCCGGTAGCCCATAGCAGCCGCAGCAAACTCGACGACGTCATGATTGTCCATGAAGCCACGAGCCTGAGAAGCCTGGTCACCGGTGAGCTGATCAATGCCGCCGAGGCGGAATGCCAGAGCGGTCGTCAGACCAGCCCGACGTGCCTCAGCCTCATCACGAACAACATGAACGCCGCTGGTCGGTGTACGGGCAGACTGTGCGGTCATGTGGTCGAAGGCCTGTGCGCGGAAGGCGTCGACCGCAGTGCCATTGCGAAGGGCCGCCTGGATGGCTTCATTGGTCATTCCAGCACGTGTTCCGATGTCGTAGATGTCGGCGGCACGGGCGCCATCGGAGTTAGCAGCCGGGTTGGCCGGAGGCGTGACAGTTCCGTTGGCGTTCGCCTCTTCCTGCTCGGCCTTACGGATATCGCCCTGCAGCGCATCGATTTCTTCGAGCAGCTTCTTGTGATCTGCCTGGATCGTTCGAGCAGCGTCCGGGGCCGTATCGTCCTTCAGCTCTGCGATCTTGTCGGTCGCCCGTTTCTGCAGGTCAGCAAGATTGGCACGCATGACAACCAGCGGGATGGCGAGGTTCGGGCCATACTCGCGAACCGCATCAAGCAAAGTCGCGATGTGAACTGGAGCGTGCGGCATTGCGGCAAAGGCTTCAGAGACCAGTCCGAAGCTCATCACAAATGCGATAGCGAGCGTGCAGGCTACCGCCAGTACGTTTTTCATCTTCATGGATGTTTTCCTTGAAAGGGCCTTGCCCAGAGGCGTCAGATGGGCGACCGCCGTGGCGGTTTATGGCATGCGGTAGCCTGCGCTAGCCTGCCAATTCCTGTTGCCGCATCTGCATCTCCATGCGCATGCGACGAATTCTG